GGGTTTGGGACAACTTTGACAATATCAGTGGTATCTCATTTCTTCCTTTTAATGAACATACTTATCGTCAAGCACCATATCAAGATTGTACAAAAGAAGAATATGAAGAAGCATTGAAAACAATGCCAAAAAATGTTGATTGGTTACAGTTGGCTAAATACGAAGAGCAAGACTTTACTGCTGGAGCACAAGAATTGGCTTGTGCCTCCGATGGTGGTTGTGAAGTGGTGGACATCTAATGCAAGTATTATCAGATGCGTTGTCCGAGAAAGATGAATTATATCAGACTATACGACACTATGAGGACTTATTAAGCGAACAATTGATCGTTCCATCACACCTATATAATGCAGTAAAGATAAAAGAATTGCGAGAAAAACTATATTATTATAAGGCTGAATACGATGGATATGTCAATGGTCCCAGAACACTATGCGGATAATCTCCTAGCGGAGATCATGGACGAGATTGAAAATGAAATGACTAGGGTTTCTAACTTACGAGAAAAAATAAGAAGAAACCCTAAACCAGACCTTAATCATTTGGTCATGCCAGAACGACTTAAATGTTATTCTGACGGACTTAAACATTGTTATCATTTATTAAAAAAATATAAGGATTCGGAGAGGCCTGCAAATGAACGAGATTGAAAAGGATTTTGATTGCGTTGAGTGTAGCGAATCATATATAGTTACATGGACTAGTCATAGGGCACCATCCCACTGTCCTTTTTGCGGTGCCTATGTAGAAACACCAGAAGAAGATGAAGATAATTGGGATTGATTATTCATTAACCAGTCCTGCAATAACACTGTACAATGGAAACGATAAGTGGAATTATAATTCTGGCACTTGTACTCATTTTTGTTTGGCGAATAATGAACGACAACGATCAAAATGGGCCGAGATTCGGAGCATAAAAACAGACATATATCCTGCTTGGGAAACTGATTTGCAGAGGTATCATGGGCTTGCAAACTGGGTGATTAATTGTTGTATTACTGCAACAAGCCCAGAAAGACCGAAAGCATATATAGAAGACTACGCATATGCCGCCACTGGTAGAGTATTTCACATAGCAGAGAATATGGCAATACTCAAAGACACACTCACAAAATGGGGAATCAAATACGAGATGGTTGCTCCTACCGTTATTAAAAAATACGCTACAACTAAAGGTAATGCTAACAAAGAAAAAATGTATGATGCATTCACCGATGAGACTAATAGAAACCTATTAGACGAGTTTAACATTAAACTAAATAATCCTATCACAGATATAGTTGATAGTTATTACATAGCAAAGTACGGACACGCCTATGGCAACAATACCTGAAGAATACGCAGATTTTGATTTTGGTTTTTCTGCGGTAGATGATGAAGAATACAAAGCGAAAACGACTGAGGTCGAAAAGAAAATTGTAGAAGTCGAAGCAAAATCAGAATCCCTCACAAATCTAGAAAAAAAGATAGATTCCGCTATCAACGAAATCAATTACAAAAAAGAGTATCTTGAAGAAAAGTATGTGGAAGACATGCTTAAAGTTGAGAAACTTATTTTACCTCTATTGTATAATTTGATGAAAAATCCAGATAAAGATTATATTTACTGGCCAAAACGTGACGAAATCATTACAAAACAAATCGAAAAAATAAAAGATATAACGAGAGATATACAAGTCGATTAAGGATTATCATGAATAAATTATGGTATAGTTGGGAAGAAATGAGAAGAGATGTAAATGTGCTTGCAAGAGATATTGTTCTTGACAAATTCGACCCAAATGTGATTGTTGGATTATCCAGAGGTGGTCTCACTCCTGGTGTTATGTTATCTCATTGGTTCAAGAAACCGTTTAAGCCTGTTAAATCGTCATTGAGAGATTTTCCTGAATGGGAAGATTATTTGCCGAAACCCACCGATGAAAGGGTTTTAATCGTTGATGATATATGTGATTCGGGAGAAACATTTGAAAAAATGGCTCAACATATCAAAGGTCCACGAAAAGGACCAGAACAGAATATAGTTGATGTTAAATATGCAACCTTATGGTGGAACAATGAATGTAACTTTGAACCAACATATTATGTCAACGAGATTGCGAAGGATTCCACTAAAACATGGATACATTTTCCGTGGGAGCAATGGTGGAATGCTCCAGTCTAATAAAAAAGGAGAAAAATGATAGATAAAATTCTCGGATGGATTAGATCCATCACAGAAATAGGTTTATCACTTATAGCACTTGGAGTAGTGCTTCAGATCCTCTTTGGAGCCGCCGTACCGTTTATCGGTTTAGATGTGATCGGTTCTGTAGTAGGATTAGTAAAGCAACTTGGAAGCGAAGGACTCGTCGGATTAGTTGCAATTTGGGTATTGTGGGGCATTTATTCTAAACCTAGTGCCTAATTATTAATTATTAGCGGTAAGGTGGAAGACTTACCGCTTTGTTTCTCGGAAGGAGAAAGATGGACGATATTCAGTATATTCTGAATACTTTTTTGTTATTATTTTCTGGTGTGCTTGTTTTTTGGATGGCCGCTGGATTTGCAATGTTAGAATCAGGATTGGTGAGGACGAAAAATACGACCGCAATCCTAACTAAGAATGTTTGTTTATATGCTCTTAGTTGTCTAGCATTCCTCGCATGTGGTTATTATCTCATGTATGGAGCCATGTCGGATGGAGACCATGCAGGGACCTCTGACTTCTTTTTTCAAGTAGTCTTTGTCGCAACAACCGCATCTATTATTTCAGGAGCAATAGCAGAACGAATGAGGTTTTGGTCATTTATGGTTTTTGTTCTTGTACTTTCCGCAATCATATATCCTATGCAAGGAGCCTGGACATGGGGTGGGGGATTTCTATCTGAGATGGGGTTCTCTGACTTTGCAGGATCTACAATTGTTCATTCAGTTGGAGGTTGGGCCGCACTTGCTGGTGTTCTATTATTAGGTGCCAGATCAGGTAAGTATACTGATGACGGAAAAATTAACTTGATTCCCCCTTCAAATCTTCCATTAGCAACTTTAGGAACAATGATTCTTTGGTTGGGGTGGTTTGGTTTTAATGGTGGTAGTCAATTGGCAATGGCTACTAAAGCAGATGTAAATGCTATTGCAAGTGTGTTTGTAAATACAAATATTGCCGCCTGTGCTGGCGCTATTACTGCTATGATTTTGACTCAACTGTTATATAAAAGAGTTGATTTGACGATGGTATTGAATGGTGCATTAGCAGGACTAGTTTCTATTACTGCAGGTCCTGATTATCCTACTATGTGGTTAGCAACTGTTATAGGAATAATTGGAGCAGGATTATGTGTACTAGCAATCCCTATGTGGGATAAACTAAAAATTGATGATCCGGTAGGAGCATTGTCTGTTCATTTAGTTGCTGGTATATGGGGAACATTAGCAGTAGGAGTGTTTAATCATGAAGTAAGTTTGATGTCGCAAATACAGGGCATTTTAATTATTGGAGCATTTGTTTTTGGCTCTAGTTTTGCAGTTTGGTATGTTATTAAACTAGCAATGGGACTCCGGATTTCTTTGGAAGAAGAAACTCAGGGTATTGACATTGCTGAATTTGGTCATTCTGCTTATACGATAGGTCATGGTGAATTTGTTACTCATGACGAAATTAAATTAGGTAGAGGAACATTTGTTCCTGAAAGTGAACAATCTCTTAATTTGGTATCAAATTGAGTAAAATAAAACAGCCCAACCCAATTTCTGAGGGTTGGGGAGTTTACCGTGAATTAGTTGATGAGGTAGTAGCAAATACACATATGATGAAAGGTGTGCCATTTATAAAATGTCTAACTCACGATGATTGTCATTTAGATGCATTTTATCCAGGTAAACATTGGAGGTCTCTTAAACAAGATGAGACTGGAAGGTGGATAAAAAAATGATTTTATTATCTGGTAATTCTAATAAACTGCTTGCAAGTCACATATCAAATCATGCAGGCATTGCATTAGGTGAAATGAAATTGACACGATTTGCTGATGGTGAAATCTTTTGTGAAATACATCAGAACATTCGTGGTGAAGATGTCTTTATTATACAAAGCACTTGCAACCCTGCAAACGACAATCTCATGGAATTATTGATTGTCATTGATGCATGTAAACGTGCGAGTGCCGGTCGCATTACGGCTGTTATGCCTTATTATGGTTACGCTAGACAAGATAGAAAACCCTCCGCTAGAACACCAATTTCCGCAAAATTAGTAGCAGATATGATACAAGCATCTGGTGCTGACAGAGTATTGACTATGGATTTACATGCTGGTCAAATACAAGGATTCTTTAACATTCCTGTAGATGACTTGAGGTCTAAATCATTATTCGTCAAAGACCTAAAGAAAAAACCAATGGTGAGTAATGGAAATGCACTTATTGTATCACCTGATGCAGGTGGTGTCAGACGAGCAAGGACTATCGCAAAAGAACTTAATCTGGACATTGCTATCGTAGATAAACGCAGAGACAAAGCAAATGAAAGCGTAGCAATGAACGTAATCGGTAAAGTCAAAGGAAAGCAATGTATAATAGTAGACGATATAGTGGATACAGGAGGAACATTTGTCAAGGCGGCAGATGCTCTTTTGGCCAATGGAGCAGAAGAAGTGCAAGCGTATATAACGCATGGCGTATTAAGCAACGGAGGGATGAAGACTATCAACAAATCCAACATGAGTGGGCTGACCATCACTGATTCAATTCCACAATATGATAATCAAAAGGTCAAAGTTCTATCTGTAAGCAAACTATTTGCAGAAGCAATACGCAGAGTGCATCATGACGAATCCATATCGGTATTATTCTCATGACACTCTCAATGTTTCTATTTCATTCATTGTGTATCTATGGTGTATATTATATAATTGCAACATGGGATAGTTATGGAATGTTATGATAATAATTCTTTTAACTTTTTTAGTATGGTTTACATTTATTTACATAATATACTCTGCAACAGGTTTTCAACGTGTACGAGAGGTGTACGCAATGTGGATAGATAAACAATATTGGAAAAAGAGATACAATATCGTAGAGGCTATGGCCTGGAGTGGTAAATTACTAGTTATATTGCCTGCGATATTTTTTAGTTATGAAGTATGGTGGGCACATATAATTACATTATTTACATCTGGACTTTTAATTTGGGTTAGTGAACAAAAATTATTACCTACACTTTTAGCGTTCAATACTTTATGGATAGGTATAAGTTCGTTTATATTGGTTAGACATTTTTCAACCATTATAAGATAGTTATGGAATGCTCTGAAATTAATTGTAAAAATATAGGAACTATTAACGTGGATAATATTTGGATGCTTTGTTCAAAATGTCATAATAAATGGATTAATCCTGATCAAGAAGGTATAGTTTTGCCTCATCCTACAAGTACATTTGAGCATAAAGAAAATAATAGTGGCGAAGTATTCATGTTTGGACCAGATGCAATGTAATGGGATAGGGCACAATGAATTATACAAAATGGGATTTGACGGGGCTTCTATTGCTTTATTAAGAAGATTAACTCCTGAACAATTTCAAAAATTATTTGAAATTTTACAGAAATTTCAAGATGAGAGAGATAAATCAAGTGAACAAGGATTACCATGAACGATTTTCATGTAAGAAAAAACTATTTGTTTGTAGAAGAAGATTTTGTAAGTCACTCAGGTGATGTGTTACACTGGAAAATAGAATGTGATGCTATAACTTCACCTGAATGGAAATGTCTTGCGAGAATGATTATGGAATATGAGAAAAGACCTTTTTGTGCCGCTATAGGAATACCGAGAGGTGGTCTGGAACTCAGTAGATGGTTAAACGAATATTCAACTCAAAATTCTGATGATCCATATCTTATTTGTGACGATGTACTGACAACTGGTGGTTCTTTTGATGATTTTGTTGATGAAAATTTTAAAGGTGAAGAATATTTTGGATGGTGTATATTTGCAAGAAATAAACCAAAACAAGATTGGGTAAATGCGTTGTTTCAAATGCCAAAAACATGGGCAGACAATCCTAATAATCTAGAATATCATAAATAATTTTTTTAATGAATTAATATTAAATAAGCAACATAAACATTAAGGATTAATAATGCTACTTCAAACATAGTTCTCTTCTCTTATAATTAATCTTGTGATTCCAATACCTCTGTATTTATAATAAGAGAAATTTCAAAATGGATATATACTATGTAAAATAAATATTACGAAACTCTCCATGGACGGAAATTCAACAACAATTACAAAGGTGATATATGGAAGAGATATTTAACTCTATGAATTTAATCATGATTGGAATAATACTTTTCTCATCTTTTTGGATCTTTTTATTTAACTACCGTCAAGACCATAAAGAAAAATATAAAGGGAATATACCTCTCATCCTTTTCGATCTATTAATCAATCTGGGAATGTCAGTCTCAGGATTTCTATTAATTTTAGTAGTCTTTAATAATGTGCCTCAAGCACAAGCATATGATTCCTACAAATATCCTGTAGGATTCTTATTTGGTCTGACCTCAAATGTGAGTATTCCAATCGTACTTAAATGGTTTTCACAACAAATAACGGCTAAATTATCCGAGGTAGGCAAAAAGTAAATAATTAATTGAATAAGGGGTTTGTCAATGGCTGAGCAAAAAACCAAAAAGCCAGAAGGTGTTGGTCAAGAAATAGAAACCGAAGGAGGAGAGGTTAGATTTGAACCTGTCAAAAAGATTGAAGAAGATACTTTTGATGCAGTAAAAAGTCTTAAAACCTTTATCTTCATAACAATAGGATTGCTAGTTTATTTGTTATTTCTAGTCATTCCTGGAATTGAAGAAAAGGTTGAATGGATTGAAAAGGATCTTACTTCGGTCTTGGTAACAAGCGAAAGATATAAGGCGGCAACGAGAGTATTTGCAAAAGGTAATGAATGCTCTACATGTCACCTTGAACCAGATTATCTCATATCTGGGCTCCAAGCGACTTATCCAAGTTTTGCTGATCTTAAAGCATTCATGACAATAGGTCATCAAAAATACTACACAATGGCAACACCCATGCCAGATGAAGAACTCATGAACATTTACAGGGTCCTCAAGTGAAGATTAAAATCTTTTTCGCTATGCTCACAATGTTTTGGATTCTTGGTATATCGCAAGGATATGTGCTCCAAGGGTCTGAAATGATTGAGATTGAAGCACAATTTACCATAAGAAATCGTCTTGATATTGATGCCATGATGAAACTCGCAGGTTATACTGAACGAGGTGATTTTCTTATGGAAATGGAAAATGTAACAGGTGATCGTGATTGGGATCGTAATGTAGATAAAGGTGATACATTTGTCTTACCTTCTATGCACAAACCAGAACGACAATTCAATGAGGGTATCAATTATAAAGAGATGATGTCACTCAATACTCCACCAGATAATGATACAGAAGAAGTTGAAGTCAATTCAATCATAAAAAAAGACGAATTAGATGCACTCAAAAAAGAATTAGAACGACTTAAACAAGTAGAGCAACAACATAAACAAAAGCATATGAGTGATATGTATGTTGTAGGTTCGGAATATAAACCTGGGTTTGGTGATACAGTCAAACGAATAAAAGAAAGAGGATATGTTGTGTGCGGAACATATGCTGATACACCAGGATTTAGCGAAGAATTTCTTAAAAGAAGTGACGGGGAACCGCCAGGTTGGGTTGGATTTGATGTAGATATTTGTAGAGCATTTGCAGTAGCATTATTTCTTGATAAAACAAAGATAGAGTTTATTCCAATCAATGGTAGAACACGCTTTGAGAGATTGTTTGATGGCTCAATTGACATTTTATCTGCTACAACAACATGGACTTTTTCAAGAGATGTAGACTGGAGAATAGAGTTTTTACCTACTGTATTCTTTGATGGACAGGGTTTCATAGTAAGAAAAAATCTTGGTGTCAAGAGTGCAAAAGATATGATGAATGCAAGAGTTTGTTTCAATACCGGTTCTACCGCCGCACAAAACATTAAAGATTTCTTTAATAAGTGGCAGATTAATTTTATACCGGTACCAGTACCACCATCAGATAGTCCAAAAGTTTATTATCTTGATAATGATTGTGACATGTACGGTACAGATATGTCAGCATTAGCAGGGCACAAAGCACGATTTCAGTATCCAGAACGTCATGTTATATTACCAGAAATTATATCAAAGGAACCTCTTGGACCAGCAGTAAAATATGGAGATCAATTATGGTCTGATATAGTAAGATGGACAGTCAATGTAATATTTTTAGCGGAGGAGTTGGGAATTACGTCACAGAATATAGAAGATTATATGGAGAATATTGATCCTGTGATACAACGATTTATGGGTGAGCGTAATGGAGGAGATTCACAAAATTTAGGTTCCAAGTTAGGATT